AAGTAAAAGAACCTGTCAATAACTCTTGGCGCACATTTAACTGCCCTGTAACCGTTAAGTTGCCCACTACTACGTTGTTAGAATCCTGATAAGCCATCGTGCCTAAAAACTGATTCAATGGTATCTGGTTAGGGTCTGTGCCGATAAGGTCGAGCATTGAGTCGTCTGTAAACGACTTTTCAGCGGGGTAGGTAACGAACACATCTTTTGTGTTGCTCGCGAAGTTAATCAGCGCTCCGCCGCTAGAAGATTCTAAAACCTGATTGCGCTGTAGCGTTGTTCCGCTCAGGGTGTATGTACCAACGCCAACTTCCCACTCACCGGCGGTCGCATCTACAATGGTGTAGTACGTCGTGTTACCGTCGCCGATAACAGAGAATGATTGAAACCCCGAAACCGCTCCGGCAAGCGTAATAGTGCCCGTGCCGGTAGTCGTGCTGGTCTCCCTAACTCGGTCTTTTACGATCAGTGCCATAACGATCCTTTTGGTTCTTTATACAGGTTTGGAAGTATTCACAAGCACCCAGTCTGCAATCTCAAATGTATTGATGGGTTCCCACTGCGCCCGAGCGCTCACTATGTCGGTCTGGGTCACAATGTCTACTACTCTTGCTGGGAAAATTGCTTGTGCCGTTAATACGTCTTGAACCGTTACATTATTAAATAATAACGCGTTTACGGTCATCTGGGTAGTTAATAACTCGACCGCCGTGGCAAGTTCTGAAATATCCGAGGCAAATACCACCAAGCTAGATGTCTCGTCCACTCCTTCAGCAGCCTCAACAACTGAAGCAGTAAACGCCCCGGTGCTAAACTTACTGTCTAGCGCGGTTACCCCCTCACTAATAACAGGGTTAAATGTATTATTTATTAAAAACGCGGACTTAGAAGCCGTTGCGCCCTCATTGATGAAAACTCCAAATCCAATTTGCACATAAGAAGTTTGTTCTGCTACAGACGCGCCTTCCCCAACAACACCGCCATAAACAGAACCAAATGTCGTTGATAACGGTAACGCAGAGAAGGCGCCAGCGGAAAACATCGTTACTTATACCGCGTCAAGTGAGAATTGATACGTGACGTTGATGATGTCGCCGTTAACCACGGACCGATCACCCGGGGCTTGGAAGTCCGCCGCTGAGAACAACACACCCGTCGTACCACCTTTGGTGCTATTGCTAATCAAGAACGCGCCGCCTACCACTGTTGTGCCGTTAATAGAGAACTGAGCAGGCGCAGCGATGTTGGTGATAACAGAAGGATCTGCTGTACTAGCAGCGGCAAAAGAAGCCGCAGGACGAGTAGCTTGGCTGTATGCCGTTACTTCGGTCCAGCCCGCGTGTGAAGACGCTGTATCACCAGCAGCAGGGTTGTTTGAAGCACCCGCACCATACAGGCCGATAAACCACGCCGCCGTGTAAGATGAGCCTAGAAAGTACTTGTCGTTCATGTCTTTTAGACCGACGTTGACCACGAGGTTGTGTTTCTCAGCTTCCCACTTAAGGTTGCCGTCTTTATCAAAACACTGAACTGTGAACACACCACCAGCCTCAATCTGACCGTCTAATGCACCGCCAGAAGTCACGCTAGTTGCGATCGTATCGACGGAGTTTGCTTTCTCGCTAAACATAATAAAACTCCTTATTGCAGGCGCAAAATCGCCGAAGTATTGGATGCTGGAGGAAACGCCACGGTAAATGTTGTGGTTGATGTTCTATCTGCACCAAAGTCTAAAACACATACTGCTGTACCGAATAATTTGTATATCAACGCGCCTCGAGCGGTAATGGCGCCAGACCACGACACGTTATCAAACGAAACAAATGACACGCCGTCCAACGCAGCTACCGACGGTGTTAAAACCAAACCCCCAGCAGTATAACCGGAAGCAACAACCTCACCTACTGTGGTGTACACATCTGTCGTTTGGTCTAGTGTCGCCGTGTTGTCGTATAGAGCGATCTTGAGCGTGTCCGAACCAAAGTCAACCCCACCTTCTAGTAGGGCGGTCTTGAAAGCATTACTTGTGAAGTTGCCGGTGAAACTCATTGGACAGGGTACCTCGCTTGACCGCTTCTATAGCTGTCCTGCCTTTGCTTTCCGTCACCCAACTGCTTCAACAGCGTCATAGACTCAGTGTACTTCTGCTCGTAGTTGGCAATCACATCGGGCTCCATACGCTGGAAGAGCGAGGCTTGCCGCATAGCGCCAAAAAATAAAGCTGTGTCATAGTTGTCACCAAGCCAAGTTGTGCCTTCAGTAACGATTGACTCGGGATAGAAGAAGTAGTGGAGCTCAATGGAATAAGGCTCATCGGGAGTTGGGCCCAGTATAAAAGATATTTCATTGGTGAGCTCCGGTAGCACCGTATCCGTCGTGCGTGGGCCAAAAATAGCGTAGTACTTGGGCTTGCCCAAATCATTGACCGATGGATAGGCTTGGGTGATAAAGTTCACGTCCTTATTCAGCAGGTACTCGTAGTTGCCTTGCGAGTCAATCACTGCCATCGAATACACCGATAGAAAATCTGTGGGTGCCGCTAAGTACTTAACGCTTGTGGTGGCGAAGCCCGTGACGTTCTTGCGCAAATATGAAATCTGAACCGCGTTGTAGATGTTTTGCTCAGCCGTGCGAATAAAGTTGTCGATGTTATCCAAGAACATCTGTTCTTCAGTTTCTGCAAAGCTAATAATCTTTTGACGCAGCTCAGTGTAATTCACGCCATCGGCCCTCGCGCTAGTAGCCCCTTAATCGCAGCCCCAGTACCACGGACTTTCATACCACTAGTCTTAACATCATTTCGACCCGGATCGCCCACACTCACGCGCATAGCAGGAGTATTGCAGCTAAAGTTATTGGCTGCCAACGTATTGGGGTCTGGCTTTTTGCTGATAACGGCTTTTAGATCCACAGGACCTCCTTGCATTGTGTGGGGCTCAGCGTACAATTCAGCGTCGCCGACTTCCTTACCCATAATTTTACGACTAAACTTGGCCATTATTTGCCCCTTTGATTCATCACCTTAGCCATACCACGACCGTAGGTCTTCATCATTTCATTGGTCTTGCCACCCTTAGCCATTTTCTTGGCGCCCTTGTGCATCTTATCCTCGTGGGACTTGACTGCGGACTTAGCGACTTTCTTCATTTGCTCTTTCATGGTATCCCCTAAATGACTGACACTGTAACAGTGCCAATGCTAATGCTTAAGTTTAAATTATTTGGCGTCAAACTACCACTACTTCCACCAACTGGGGCCCATCCCCACTGAAACACTCGACTACCGCCTGTCAGATCCCCGTCTACCCCTACACCGCCCACAATATACCCTTTCTCAGGACGGGGGTTGCGTAGCGCTTGTGGGTCATTTACTGGGCGTTCACCTAAAAATACTTGCGGTTGTGGCGGCTCCCAACACTCCGGGCACACCAGTATGTTGGTTTGAGTACGTTTAAACGTCAATGCCTTTAACTGTTTTAGCTTGAAACGCTGTCCGCACCGATCACATTCGGCTATTGCATGTTTACCGGAAGCAAATTGATTAGGCATTAATTATCTCAATACGACACACGAGGCACAAAACGGATCGGTGCTTTTTCCCTGTCTTCACTTGAAGCCATATCTAGCTGTTGCTCATAGTCCATCTTTAACTCTGCGCGACGTCCGGGGTCTACCGATACGATTTTCATCGACAGGTAATACGCAAGTCCTGCAACCATGCAGTTTAGGAAACGAAACGGAATGTCCATCGTTTGCGTTCCACTGTTACCAGCATCCTGAATACGGCGTAGCCGCCAGTACGCAAATGTATAAGGCTGGGATTGGTCAGGGGTAGGCCATATCGTAATCTTAGGGTTGTCCCTCAGTCGCTGAATCCATACTTGGATTGGTCTACCCTGCACGTTCTTGTTGGGGATCGTGGCGTATGTGGGTTCTGCGATGCGACTAATGTTGATGTCGGTTTGATTTTGCCCGGTGCCTGTGCGGATCACCATATCCATTAGGTCAATCGTGTCTGCAGGGATGTCATACGTAGACTGCCCCGGAATAAGCGTCACTGAGCCTTGGTCGATCGTCCACAAATTAATGCCACGATTAGCCCACTCAACGGTTAACAGATTCAAAGACCGGCGTGCTGTACGCAAGTCATAACCCGTGCGAAGCTCCGCACCACAACGCTCAAAGGCTTCTTCTACAAGGTCGGCAATATCTAAATTAAACGTCGCGGTGCCGGATGTTGTCATTTTCTGTATGCCTTAACTTTGCTTGCGATCTTTTTTGGCTGCGCCACGAACTGCTTGCCTTTCTTATTACCCGCCGCTTTTGCCTTATTGGTAGCAGCTTTTTCCGCTGGGCTTAACGCGCTCCATGCTGCATCAGGTAAGTACCGCTTCTTTCCTTTTGACGGCGAACCGTCTGAAGTGCGCCATTTCTGCTCACCCCATTTTTTCAAGGACTCTTGCGGTTTCTTCACTTATAGCCCCCGCCGGATTTTTTATATTGCTGAGCTAACATTTGTGCCTTACGAGCTGACCACTGCCCCGGATCACCGCCTTTACCACCGGCTTTGATGCGCTCAAACAACCCTTTACGCATACCGGGCTTAGTGTAGTTACCAGCTTCGTTCACGCGGGACTTCGTCTTGCCACCCTCGGCGTACATGTCGAACTTATCACCGTCTTTACGCGTGCCCACTTTAGGCATTTTGCTTGGATTGATAGCACCCATTCCGCGTGAGGGCCGCATTACACGAACCGCCCTTTGGTTTTGCCTTTTACAGCGATACCGTCAGCACGTTTAGACGCAGAGCTGATCTTGCCACCTTTGGCTTTCTTGGCGGTAGGCTTGATGCCGAGCATTTCTTTAAGCGCCTGAAACTTTTCTTTAACGACCTTTTTAGGGGCTTCATTTTCCGCACGTTGCGCATCTTCAAACGCTTGGCGCTCTTTCTCTTCTTTGCGATCCAGTAGAATATTCTGTGCTTCTTGAGGGATCTTGCCACCGTCTTGATATTTTTTCATGGTTACACCATCTTACACTTGGTTTTACCTTTCTGGGCGATACCATCAGCACGTTTTGAAGCGTTACCGACCGAACCGCCCATGTCGACCAAACCGCCCATGGCCATTTTAACCATTTTACCTTTTGTTTTGCCTTTGGACTCGACGCCACCGCCCTTAGCCATTTTACCTTTACCATCAGCCGCAAACGAAGGAACCTTCTTGCCGTCTTTCATAACCATCGGCATACCGCCCTTAGCCATCATCTGACCACGAGGTGGCATTTGTGCAGGCATTTGTGCAGGCATTTGCTGCATCGGTTGACCACGCATAGGCATACCACCCATTGCCATCTTTTTAGTGCCTTTTGTTTCGTGTTTCATAGTTAACCCCTAAAGTATCCAAATAAATATCCAACAAGCCCAGTAGCACTGCTAACCGCGCCGCCGATCCATATAAGCGCTTTCCATCCGCCTTCGACCTTATCCATCTTGGTGTTAATAGACTGCAGTGTCTTTTTAATCTCATCCATGTCCGACACCATCTTATCCATATCGCTTTGTAGATGTTTGATGTCGTTGGCATGGGTTGCTAACTCACGGGCGGTTTGAATTTGGTCGTCCATATCAGCACTTCCACCGTTTAAGACTTGCCGCCTTGCGTGTAGGGCGACCCTTCTCATCTTTCATCGGACCCGGCATACCACTCATGCGGGCGCAAAATGATTTTTTACGAGGTCCACCCTCGGGCTGTGGAGCCTGAAGATTCGATCCTGTCTTGGCGTTATATTTGGCGCGACCTTTAGCCGTTAACCCAGCACCTTTTGATACCGGTAGCTTTTCACCGCGACCAACAGCCAATGAGGGGGTCTTCTTAGCCATAGAACACAGTCGCTGTAGCATTCGTCAACGTTACGAACACATCCGTATCGAACAGAATACCTTGACCGGGGAACATAAGACTCACTGTACCTGCAGCCGCAGGGGCTGTATAAGAGAACCGGGCTGTGCCGCCAGTACCACCATCCTTAAGGACGACTGTACCTGCGCTGGCAAATGAGACAATGATCCCTTTTACCCGTGTTCTAGCGCCGTAAGCCGAGCCAGAGGTTGTTCGTTCTGCAGCTTTAACGTCAGTTTGCATAATTAACTCCTAGTAAATCAAAAACCCGCATAAGCGGGGGAGCTAATTAGCTGAGTGCAGCACCGACAGCAGTCACCCAAGCCGTACCATTGCTGATAACAAGGCAAAATTCATTGTTACCCACGCCGTTGTCACTGATAATATAGAAGGTGCCAGCGTCAACAGTTGTAGCGGCGGGAAGGTTAGCCGTGGTTACAACCGGAGCGATAAAGCCGTTTTGTGAAGCCCATGGGCCTGATACGGTAGAACGTGCCATGATAATTCCTTGTATGTGCAGTACATCGTCCTATAGTCTCTGCATCGTCCGCTGGGGCGGTCTATAGGACTGGGGTTCCCCAGTGTTATTGTATTTATACTCGGTTTTTCCCCGTGAAGCAACTAAAATAGGGTAAAACAGGGAAACTGGAGCAATTGCATGAAATTTACCATCAGACAAGCGGACACACGAATCCCTGAGCACCGCACCGTGCTTATGTACTTGCAATCTAAGTGCCTACCCTCAGATGTACCAATGGAAGTCGAGCACGGTCACTGGTGGGTTGCGTACACGAAAGAAGATAAGCCTGTGGGGTTTGCTGGGCTGACACGTTCTGCTCAATGGTCAAACGCGGGCTACATGTGCCGCGCAGGTGTTTTGCCCGCCTACCAAGGGCATGGATTACAGAAGCGCCTAATACAGGTCAGGGTACGTAAAGCCCGGGCTCTAAAATGGCAATGGCTTGTAACTGATACAACACAAAATCCCGCTAGTTCAAATAGTTTGATAACTACGGGTTTCAAATTGTACGAGCCGGCGATACCGTGGGGCTTTAAAAATAGCCTGTATTGGCGATTAGATCTCAGCAAAAACCGCAAAAAAAAATCAAGCAGATTGGACTGAGATACAAGTCACCTCAAAAGTGATTACCCGTGGGTCAATGCCCAGCAATTGAGATATACCTACTAGCTGCTCTTCGCATCCCGCTTTAGTATACGTAGACGTGCCCTGCATAAAGCCACACTGTTGCGCCAGACATAAAAACACAATCGGTACCCAGATCATCACAGCCTCCATGGTTAGCTTTTAATGTACTGCTAAGCGGGAAAGGGCGCAAGGAGGAAAGAAAAACCCCGCCGAAGCGGGGCCTAAATCACCTAAGTGCTTGATTTAATTAGCTTGCACCAGCAGAGCCGAACATACCGAGGGGATCAGAAAATCCAAACGAATACCGTTCGCGCGCTTTGTATCTCACGTTACCCGTCTCGAAGTCTCCATCCATTCCTGTTGACATAGGAGTACGAACAAAGTGCTTCAAGCCGTTAGGCACGTCAGTCTTAAAGAAGAACGCGTCAGGATCGGTCAAGTAGTGGTTAATTGTGTAGCCACCGGGAATCGAACCATTGTTCGCAATCGCGTTGATGTCGTTGTCAGTCGTACCAACACGCAGTGAGGTCTCGAGTAAACGAGTTGCCACAAACTGCAATGAAGGAGGAACGATCATCTTCGTGAGGCGAGCAGCGATCAACAAGCCACGCTCATCAGTAAACGCAGCGGTTTGAATAACAGCATTTTCAAGTGCTGTTTCGTTCAAGTCTGTTGCCACTGAATAAGTGTTGCTGTTGGTGCCACCACCGACAAGCGGGTGAGCCGTCGAGAACAATGCCACTCCATCACCGCCAGCAAAGGCAGCGTTGAAGCCGTTGTTCAAGATTGAAGCCGCTTTGACCTGCTTGGTGTACGCCATAGCGCGAGCCAAGGCTTTGGTATAGCGAGCTGAAAGCGAGTCATAGAGGTTGTCCTCGATAGCTTCTTCCGTCAAGCTGAAACCCAAAGCAATGGTTTCGTGGTTGTAGCGAGCAGTGAATGCTTCTTGGGCGTTATCGTAAGCGATTGCGCTGCCTTCGTTCTTGACTGGAGCAGCCGAGAAACCTGACAGTTTTGTCTCTTCTTCAAACGAACGCTCAGAGGTCTCTGTATCGTAGATCTCTTTATGCTCTTCGCCGTAGGTTGAATACTCCATACCAAACAGAGCGTTCAGTCCGGGGACCAGCTCCTTCAGTAATTGTGCGCGTGAAATAGCCATGATTTACTCCTTAGACGCCAGTCGTGTTGTTGTACTGGTGGATGTTGATCTTAACGATCAACTCGACGAACGCGTCGGCACCGGTAGCGGTTTCGGGAACCACGTCAACAACGCGGATAGGCAGTGTGTTAGCAGTACCAGCGGACGAGCCAAGAACCGATACGCCTGAATTGCCAGTGTCTGTATCGCCTGTGCCCTGAATAAGCGACATGTTAGAGCCGATAACAGCACGAGCAGCAGCAGTGACAACACTTGAGCCATCAGTTGAGACAACCTGAAAAAGTGCGGTCGGGTCATCAACAACGTAGGCAACAGCGTCAGAAGCAACAGTGCCAGCAGGCCAATATTGCGAAGGCAATGGCTGCTTAGTGGTTGGGTTGGTAAAAGCGCAACCAACGAAAACACCTACGGGCGAGCCCGTTGTGGTGCCAGTGAATTTTTCAACAACGCCGGTTGCAGCAACAGAAACCAAATCACCGTTAAAAATATTAGATGCAAAGCCAGACGCAATCTTGATGTGGCGCACAGCGCCTGCGAATGTCGTTCCACCTAAACGGTTGATTGGCTTGAGGCCGTAAGCAGCGCTAACAGTAGGATAAGCCATTTGTTAACTCCAATTAAATTAAGATCCGTTGCCAAAGCTGGTCGTGGACTTACGCTCTTTAAATAAGGGCATCCGCGCATCACTTTGACGCATAAAGTTGTTATCGACACCTTCAGACTGTCTTTCGCTTTGGTTGGCGTAATATTGATTACGTTGATCGACTAATTCTTGAGGTGACTTACACAACAGGAGACCACCGACCTCGATATTGTCTTTGAATCGAGAATTGGGATCTATGAATAACTTCATCTGTGGCTGCTCTTCAATGCTTACTGCTTCCCAACCTTCCCGCGTTTTAGCAGAAATGTTTCGTGGGTCAGCGTTGTTGAGGAGAGAGACTCGAATCCAGCGATAGGCGTATCCTGCTTCACGAACAGGTTCCGGTAAAAGAGACGCGGGTGCCCATGCTTTCGGACGGGCGGTTTGCTCACGATTCTGCGATTCACGGGGTATACGGTTTTCAGCCATTTTGATTCTCCAATTCAGCCATCTTTCTTGCGTAGAGCTCAAGAGGAACACCTAGTCTCTTAGCCACGTTTTGTTGCGTTACTGTTAGCCGAATCTTCTTCGGGGCGGACGTGCGCTGCGCCGGAGCAACAACGGATTTTGTGCGACGGGGCTGTTCGGGGGTAGCTTCAAACTGATCGGGAAACGCCCTTTTCATTGCATCGTCGATTTTGTAATAATACTCATCACTCTTTGTATAGGACTCACCAAACTCACGCACTAACTTATTATGCACTCCGTAGGCAAAACCTGTCATGTCTTCGTGCCCGGGCTTCTCGAACCATTGGTTCTTCTCCGCCCAACTTACAACTTTGTCGTCTAACTGCGGCGATTGTGGTTGCTGTACAGGGGTAGTATATTCCCTATTTTCCTGTTTTTGCAAGTTCGACGGTTTAAACGCGTTGACTTGCGTCATTTCGTTCTGAGCTCGGTACAGATCTTCTTGCGCGTTGATGACTTCATCCGTATCGCCAGACTCTAGTGCCGATTTAAGTTTTGTTTTTGCAGCGTTGATGTTGAGCGTGGCTAACGACTTAGATTTGTCGATATACGCCGTTTGCCCCATATTCACATACTCGTGCAGTTGACGGTTTTCGTCTGCCATCATCTTAGCCACCCGCTCTAGCTCAACCTTCTCCCTAGTAAGGGCTTCAGCCTTGCGTCGCTCATCATGGCGGGCGTGTGTCAACTCCTTAAGGCGCTTCTGAACCTTAGCGCTATAGTCGTTTAGTTCGTCCTCAGTAGGCTCTTCGATCTCTTTATCTAGCGGTTTACGCCCGCGGTCCTGCTCAGGCGTGTCGTCTACGATCTCGATTTCGGTCTTGTCATCTGCACCTTCTAGCTCAAGCTCGATCTCTGACGGTTTTTGATCTTTCTCATCGGGAAATTGGTATTCCTGCATGGTTTACTCCTTATTTGCGTTTAATGCCGCGAGGATCTTCGACAACTGCTTCGACAGAATCATCGTTAATGAGGCGGAACTCTTTGCCATGAATAATCAGCCTAGAGCCCGAGTTTGGACGTACTAAAACAAAATCGCCTTCCTTACACCATGGACCAGACACAAATCGTTCTTTGTCTGCGTAGCAATCGGGGCCCATTGAAACCACAAAAAGTACGGTTGTAAGCACTTCTTCGTAGTGCATGGTCTGATCTGCTTTTAAAATGCCGCTTTCGTATTCCTTTTCGACTTCAGGAATAGCACATAACATACGGTACCCAGAAGGTTTGGGGAGCTGGGATGCCTTATCCGTGTTAATTGCTCCGATAATCTGAGGATTATCTGGGTTTGTCGCAATGAGAATTTCACTCATCGTTGTTCTCCATCGTTTCTTTGAGGTCCAAAAGGTCGCGTTCTGCATGGGCTAGGCCCTCAATTACTCCACACAGACGTTGGTACTCTTCATAGCTACGGCATGTGCCGGTAGAAACAGCGTCAGCAATATCATTCATACGTGTGCGATACTTGCTGCGTAATAGCTCAATCGTGTCCATCCATTACTCTCCTTTGTTAACCTGCTGATCCAGCATCTGTTGCGTTTTAGCGACGTCAATGCCCATTCGCATTCCTTCTGCTTGGTTGCTGGCCTGCATCTCTTCGGCTTTGAGGCCAGCCTTTAACATCTCTAATTGCTGTTGAGATTCTAGTTTCGCCTTAGCCTCAGCAGTCTGTGAACCAATACGTAAACCTTCTTTCTCCATATCCGCCTGCAGTCTTTCACGCTCTAACGCCAACTTATCAGCGTCTGCCGCAACGTCAGCCATCATCTTTTTCTCTTTGATCTCGACTTCTTTCATCTTGATCTGCATTTCT